AAAGTATCGCTACCATTCGTGACATTCCAGAAATTTCATTCGACCTAGAGTCATTCGACATGACAACAGAGTTTGAAGCGATCCTCGTAAATGAAGATCCCTCAACATTCTCTTCAACTGTCGGCTCTAACGAGATTGATTTCCGTGACGCTGTTCCAATCGACATCGTTTCACCTTGGAAGTCTCGCCGTGGTCAGTTCGACATCGTTAAGGGTGTAGTTATCCCTTATCTAACTCTAGAGTCAGCAACATACCGTTTCGGTGTTGGTGAGTCAAGCACACAGTCATTCACAATGCGTGGTGACTCAATCTTCTATACTCCTGGTCAGCCTTACATTCAGGAAGAGACAAACGTTGGCGTGGGTCCATACACCCTAGACCGTACAGCATCTCTATACGACCAGAACGGTGACAGCATTTACGCTCTCAGCGTTTGTCTAGTAGACTCAACATCAAAGGCATACAAGAGACTATTCTTCGATGACTCTGGTGACACTGGCTACCTAAACACTGCTACAACTCTAACTCTAGCTGACGATGATTCAGCTACTTACGATACTGTTCGTATCACATATGGTTCTCTAACTACAACCAACTACACTCAGACAGGTAACAACCCTGAAGGACAGAAGATTCACGCTACAACTTCTGTTAAGCCTGCTGCGGTTCGTGGTAAAGACATCGACGTATACATCGGTTCAACTGATGCTACACCAGTCTTCACTCGTCTAAACTCCGTACAGAGCTTTGAGACAACTTGGACAGCCAACCTAGAGAACGATGAGGAACTAGGTAACGAGCGTTATGTTTCAACAGAATATGACGTACCTGAGGTAAACGGTTCAATTGGTGTTAAGCCATTCGATCCTGCCGATCTTTTCACTAAGATTTCTCAGATCACAGGCGTAAGTGCCTCTGAGGTTATCGGCCCCAACATTACAACTCCAGTTCCTCTAGAGATTCGTGTATCTCACCCAGATACAGGTGCTCGACTAAAGACTCTATACATCCCAGATGCACGCTTCAGCGTTCCAGGCTACTCAGGTCAGGCTAACACTAAGCTAGAGACTTCAATGAACTTCACTTCAGATGGTGGTAACTTATACGTCTACAACGGAAGTCGAGTCTGATAGATTCTAAAATCTAAATCTTACTGAGAGGGAAGAAGACCTAAAAAGTCTTCTTCCCTCTTTTTGTTTCATTAAGGAGATTTTAAATGGGTGCTCATTTGCATAAATTAAGTAATATTAATATTGAGAATAGACAAGCATTTTGTGTAAGCTGCGGACTTGTTGATATTATATCTAGAGGTAAAAAATCCTGGGGTTGCAGAAACCTATATAGAACTAAGAAAACAAATTATAATAAACCTTATCTAGTGTATCGAAAAGATTATTGTGAAAATCTTGAATGCACAGCAACTATAGTTGACAAATGTCAACTTGATGTTCATCATATAGATGGTGATCATTTAAACAATGATATAGAAAATTTACAAACTTTATGTTCTAATTGTCATCGGCTGGTGACTAAACTAAATATGGAATATGTTAATAAGATTTATCACCCCTAGTCATGGGGGTCTTTTTCTTGTTTATGCCGATGTATAGAATAGGACACAGGTTAACATCAAGGATACAAGGAGAAATATTAATGTCTAATATTGACGTTCGTAAAGAGAAGATTATTGCACCCAAAGAGCGTAGACTCTCAGAGCTGTACGTTACAGGTCGTGAGGTTGTATTTGATGACGGCGAGGGTGAGCCTCTAGAGCTATGGCTACAGAAGCTAACGCCTGCTGAAACGCAGGAAGCTGTAAACCGTTCTCGTCCAGCTAAGTCAAGAATCACTTCCATCAAGAGACTACCTGATGATGCTTCAGAGCGTATGCTCTACTTCGATCAGATGGATGAGTATGGTCTATACACAACAGATGAAATGATCGCATTTCTTATCCAGCCTAAACTCAACCAGTATGCTCTATCAGCAGAAGCTCGTGTAGCTGATGAAAAAGAATGGTCTGAGGATGATTACCTAACTGGTCTTCAGAACGCTTGGAACGAAGGTCTTAAAGATACATATGCAGCAGACCCAGAAGACGCTGATGCTGCTCGTGTGTTTGGTGAACTTCGTAAGTATACAGATCAAGTTCAGGCCGAGATTGATGCTGAAGAGAGAGAGCTTACATATGAGCTTCAGGATCTTGAAGAAGATGAATTGCGTAAACGAATCGTAAACAAGCTTATTGAGGATCATGGTGACAATGCGCTCATCGAAGAGTTCCGTCGTCAACAGCTATTTTTCGCAACTCGTCTTGGTTCAGACCATTCCAAGAGATACTTCCAGTCTCGTGAAGAAGTAGATTCATGCCAAGGTCCTGTATATAACAAACTCGTCCTAACATACATTGAGCTTTCAGTAGATTCATTTGAGGGAAAAGACTAGCGGGCACACCTCATTTTTTGAGGATGGCGTCCACCACTAAGTCAACAGGCTCTGGTCACCTGATGTGGCCGGAAGGAATGAATGTTGAAACTATTCATAATGACTTGTTTGTTGTTATTGAACATGCTTTGCGTGTCCTGTCTTGGCAGGAGAATCTAACATCGGATGAATGCCCTCCTTCTTGGATGTGGCATCTTGACTGGGAAATCGAAACTTGGTTCAAGAAGATCCAGTCCGAAAGAGACTCCAAATACGGAGGAAATAAGAACAAAACCATTGATGAAGACGATGGAGGAATGTGGGAAGAGAACGTTTACTTTGAACGTATGAAGGAATCCTTATAAGACGATATCTTAAATAGGAAAAGCTTTAAGGAAAAGGGGTGTTACTAAAATATGGCTAATAATAAAGTTATGATTGATCTATTAGTAAACCCCAAGACCGCTAAGGCTGGGTTGAATGAGCTTGAATCATACCTCAATAAGCTTCAACGTAGTGCCGGTGGAAGTAGCACCGCTAAAGTAGCCCAGCTACCTCGTGAAGCCAAGTCTCGTCTACTTGACACTAAGCAAGTTGTTAACGGCAAGGATACTGCTGAGCTAAAGAAGCAAGAGCAACTGCTTATGCGTATGGCTCGTGAGCGTGGTAAGCTTCTTGGTCTTGCACAGGCTGAGCTTACAGTCGCAGCTAAGGCTGCTGGAAAACAAGCTTCCTCTGTTGAGGTTGGAAAACTAAAGAAAGTATCTTCTGCGGCCTTTGCTACTAGCTTAGGTCTAGATGCGTTGCCTGTTGCTATTCAGAAGGAATTTGATAAGGTTGCCCAGCAGACACGTCTTGCTGTAAATAAGGCTGTTGGTAAACTCTCTGGCACAGCCGCACAGAATGAGTTTAGAACTCAGTCAAACCAAATACTAAATGAAGTTGGCGTAACCAAGCCAACTCGTGTTCGTTCGGCTGCTCGTGTTGCGGCAGAGACTCCACGTCGAGTTGCGGGAACTCCTACTCCACAGCAAGAGCGCCCTAAAAAGGTTCGCTCCACTAAGCCTCTAGACACGTCCACAAGCGATGCTAGAACACAGAAGGCAGCAGACTCCAATGCCAAAGACGCAGAGCGTTCAGCGGCCTCCCAGAAGGCTTCACGTCAACGTTCAGATAAGGCTCTCGCTGCCAAAGCTGCATCTGATGAGAGGGCAGCTAAACTCTCTTCCCAGAGAGAAAAGTCAGGCGAGAGGGCTGCCAAAAAAGCAGAAGCAGGCTTGGGTACAACCTCTAAGGTTGAGTCACCAAAATGGCGTGGGAATTTTCCAAAGGAACAAGTTGCAGCGGCTCAAAAGAATGCAGAAAAGCTTTTAGCTACCAGAATTCCGGTTGATGCTCTTGATGATGTTTTAAAGAATGGTCTTAAGACTCAGTTTGAAGACATCAGAACTCAGGGTGGTAACAGTAAAGGTGCAAGAGATAGAACCGAATCTTTCTGGGGTGTTCCAAAAGATGCTCGACCAGATCAAAGACCAAAGTATGGTTTCCTTGCAGACAAGAAGGGTCTTTCAAAAACTTCTGGTTATGGACAGGTTCTTTTAAATCTTGAACTTGATCCTGGTCAAGTCTCCGTTACTCTTGGAGACTCTGGTTCAGATGTTCCTTCGGATGTAGTATCTCTTAAGGACTTTAAAGAAAAAGAATATGATGACCTAGCAAGATATTCCAACCCAAGAGATGACTATATTGAAACGCAGATGCGTGGAAATATTGGCAGAGAACAAATTAAGTCTGTTGAGTTTCTGCCTGAGGCAATGGCAACTAAGGCTGATTTAAATAAACTTCTTGATGTAGCTGATGTTGCCAATCGTGCCGGTCTTCCACTTAAGGTTACACAACAGCCAGGAGATATTCTAGAGCCAGCCCAAAACACTCAACAAAGATTGAGTGGGGTTGTTGAGGCATTAAAGGCTAAAGGTCTAGATATTGAGCTAACTCCTCTTAATGAAGCCGTTGAAAGATTCGGAACTAAGCTTAAGTCAGTTACCGATCTTCCTTCAAAGGCTTTAGCTCCTATTTATGCAGAAGACGCAGCAAAGATTCCTTCACAAGTTGAAGGTTTTCAAAAGGACATTGATCAAGATACTAGATTCTCCAAGGCTAAAGAAGCTGAAGAGGTTAAACAGGTAGCTGCTGAAAAAAGAGTCACAAAAGCTACGGAAAAAGAAGCTTCCGCAGCAGAAAAGAACGCAGACAAAGAAGTTCAAGCTGGCGTTCTGTTCGGTGATGCCCCAGAACCAGAGAAGGTTCGTAGAGGAACTGTTCCTGTTGATCCTACCCCACCACCCAAGAAGGAATCCTTTAAGCAGACTGACCTTCTTGCCCAAGAACTAACTATTGAAGATGCTCTTAGTGATCAGGCTAAAGCTACTACTAGAGCTACTACTGCCGAGCTAGAGCTAGTTAAACTTAAAGAACAAGAAGCTGCTATACAGCGGAGAATTAATGCTAAGCAAGCTGAGCGTGAGCGTGTTCAACAAGAAGGCGCTGCTGCTAGAAAAGCTTCTCAACAGCTTAGTGCTGCTGAGAGACTATTCCCTGTAGATTCTGAAGATTATCTTATTACCCCTCCAGGTTATGAGGATAAAAAGCTTAAGGCTACGGATGATGCTTATAAAGCCGATCGAGCAGACTCGGCACTGCTCTACGAACAAGAAAGAATAGAAAAAGAAAGAACTTCTATTCTTCAGAAGATCAAAGAAAAAGAAGCACAGATTCTTGCTGCGAAGACTTCTGAACTAGATAAAGCTAAAGCTAAATATGATAAAACTACAGAGGTTCGTCAAGCGGCTACCAATAAAAGAGAAAAGGCTCAAAGCGATTTCGATGCTGCTCCTACAGATGTAAATAAGTCTAGACTCGAAACAGCTAAATTAGCTGAACAAGAGGCAATGGCGGCGAATCTAGCCAACGGTCAAGAGTGGAATAGGTTAAGAGTAGCGAAGGAACAAGCTGCTAGAGAAGAAGCTGCTGGTAATGAAGTTGTCAAGGCTACCAAGGCTCAGGCTCAGGCTCGTTCTGAGGCGGCTAAAGAAGATCGCCGCCGAGTTAGTAAGGCAGCATCTAAAACTCGTTATGATATGTACGAGCTTGAAGGTAAAGAATATGATACCCTTAAAACTCGTGTTCCAAATTATACCGGAAACAGACTTAAGCCTTTCATACCTCTTGATGTCGGGTCGCTTCAGCAGAATAGCCTTATGGGCGATGATCCATATGCTCGTAGTCTACAACTTATTAAGGGCAAAGATAAAGAATTAGCAAAGATTCTAAATAATATTATTGCTAATGCTAAAGCGCAATTAGCAATAATGCAGGATGATGTTGCTCAGGGTAGAGTCAGAACTAATGGTAATGAGCCAGCAGTCTATGAGAGAGACATTGAGGTAGCTAAAGCCCTGCTAGCGGAACTTGCCGAGAGAGAAGCCCTAGAACAAAGTAAGCACAGCCAACTTGTTAAAGCTGAAAATGCCAAGCAACTAGGCGCTGAACTTGAAACAACTAAAGCAACAAGAAGAAGAGCAGAAGCTCTTAAAGTTGATGAGGTTATTCCTCCAACCCCACGTAGAACTGATATTGTCCCAACTGCTCCACCACCAGTTATCGAAGCTCAAAGCGTAACCAAGGCTGAGAAGCGTAGAATTGTTCAGGGTCGTGGACAGGAAAGAGCAGACTACTTCGCTAGAGGAACTAGTGGCGTTGATCCTATCGTAGTAGATGGCGAAGAACGTAAGGCTCTAGAAGCTAAGACTAGAGAGCGTGTAGCTTCAGAAACTCAGGCCGATGTAGCCGCCCAAGGTGCTGCAAGCCTACAACAACTACAGGCTTTAGAAGCCGCAGAGGTCGCTAAGCAACTCGCTGCTGAGCGTCAGATCACTGCTGTCGCAGAACAAGAAGTCATTGACAGAAAAACATTCTACAGCCGTGGTGGTAGAACCCGTGCTGAAACAAATGCTGCTGAACGTGAACGCCGTGCTGGTGTTCGTGCTGATCAGGTTGCCTACGTTAAAGATCTAGAAGATCAGTATGGTCCTGAAATAGTCAAGGAAGCTAAGGTTCGTCGTAAGGCTGAGTTCCCAGATTTTAGACAGGGACTCCAACAACAGTTAGATGACGTAACAGAAGATTTCATCAAGACCTATTCAGGTGGTCTTCGTAGCGATGTCGAAAAGGTTAATCCAAGAACTAATAAGAAATATAAAGTTCGTGAAGACCCACTAGGTGAAGTAAGAAGAACCGTTCAGGATGGTCTTGCTCATACTCTAGGTCCCGAGTATGAGTTCATTAAAAATGATCTTCTGGAAGCTTATGCTCCTGCTCCCGGCCGTAAAGCTGTTAAGTCTGATCGTCTGAGATTATTTGAAAAGTATTCTAAAGAGTTCTCCATCGGTCTTGAATCATTTGGTGATCCTCTTCTAGATAGCTTTGATCCAGAAGCTATGATGCAGCAATTGCAGCAGATCGAAACTCTTCGCCAGCAGGTACGAGCACCTAATAAAGCCCAGCCCGATCTTGGAACTTATGCTGCACGTATTGAGCAAGAGAAAGCTGATACTGCAGATCAGAAAGAAAAAGCACGTCTTGCTGAAGCGGAGAAGCGTCAGCGTGCTTATGATAATGATGATCGTCAGGCTCGTAGTAGTGATGCTACTGAGCGTAGAGCTATTAGAGACATCCCAGATGCACCTGTCCGCAAAGGTGGAGCATTTGATGATGCTGAATCTAGATCACTACTCGCTGCTGCGAATAGCCAGATGGCAGAGGAATGGACTGAGCAGGTAGTCTACGAAAGAGAAACTACTGCCGCTGTTAAGGCTGTTTCTGATGCCCAGCAGACAAGAGCAGTTCTCAACAAGAAGATCACTGCTGCACAAGCTAAAGCTCTTGACATTATCAATACAACTCCCGGTATTACTTCAGATGAACTGAGAAACCGTGGAGTTAGATCATCGACTCTTACTTCACTACAGGAGAAAGGTCTAGTTTCTAGATCTGGTGAACAATATAACACAACCAACATTGCTGATGACGAAGATGGATTAGTAAGTGCGCTACAGCGTAAGATCCGAGCACTGAATGCTCAGGCTACAGTTCTCGAAAATAAGCTTACTCCATTCACCGTTGCAGAGAATGAGCTTATCGAGGCTCTTCATAATAAAGCTGATGCTCTCAATAACCAGACTGCTGCTTCTAAGAAGTCTAATCCTTTCGATGCTCCAGAGCCAAGCAAGAAGAGAAGTAAGAAAGACGGCGGCGATGAAGATTCTGGACCACGTAAGCAACCAGAGGGAATGCCATTCCCTAATGTAAATGAAGACTTCGATCCCGAAGATGGATGGAATGCTACTCAGGCTGCGATGCAGAAGGTTAACGCTGCATGGATGCAACAGGCTACCCTTCTAGAGCTTTACAATACTCAAATCCAGCCGGAGATGGCAGCACAATATGCTGCATATCAGGCTGTTACATTAGCTCTTACTAAGCAACTAGCTGGCGCTACGATGATGGACATCGCCAATGACCCAACAGGTCTTGGTGCGATGTATGCTCAGGGATTAACTGATACAAGAATCGCCGATACTGAGCTAAGAGGATTAAGTGCAGAACAAATTGCTAACGATCCTCCTACAGCTAAGAGACTGATTGAGGCTGAGGGTAAGCTTGCTGGTCTAACCAACGAGGAAGCCACACGAAGAGCCGAGCATCTTCTTAAGTCTCCACAGCTTCTTAAGTCGGAGATAGAACTAATTCTTGTTAATCAGAAGGTTGCTGCTGCCCGTGCCGCTCTTCTTAATAGTCCACAGTTCAGAGATAACTATATTGATTCGAAGGTAGCTGAGAGAGCACCTAAGTTTGTTCTTGATACAGATGTACAAGCTGCTCTAGGTGATCGTGAAGATGTTAAAGATGCCAGAGCACGCCGCCGTGTTCAGGGCAATACTGCTCGTGCAGAAACTACACGCCGTGTCCAGAATGATCCTGTTCTTGCCAGTGAGGATCTAGCTGCTGCTGTATCTCTACATCTTTCAAGAGTACAATCTTCATCTGCTAAGTGGCTACAGATTGCAAGCTACTCTTCTGTAATCGCTACTGATGCGGCAGAGGAAAAGGCTGCTAGAGATAACCTAACTAAAGCTATCAACGATGAATACTTCATGCGTAAAGCTTCTAATGAAGGTTTAACTCCAAATGCAGCAACGGGTCGAGGTCTAGCAGACGTAGAGAAACTAGAAGAAAAAGCAGGCACAAGAAGTGCCATTGCTGATGACGACTCTCTAGAGGCTCGTTATGTTCGCTCTCAAGTAGATCTAATTGAAGCTAACAATAAACTTGCTGCGAAGGTCGAAGCCCTAGCTGCTAGCACTCCTTCAATTCTACAGTCAAGACTTGAAAAAGTTACCGCTCAAAGAACTTCTAAGATTGATCTTGAAGAGGCTTATCTTGCAACTCCAGAAGGTCAAGATGAAGTCCGTCGTCGTGCTGCTCTGAATCAGCGACGTAGACAGCTTACTGGTGTAACCAGAGAAACACCTTATCAGAAGGCAAAGGCTAACCCTGGAGAATTCTTCGGCGGCGGTGCGCTATCATCCCTACGTTATGGTCTACCATCAATGCTTCTTTACGGGGCTGGCACTGGTCTAATGAATACCATTAGGGAAGCCGAAGAACTACAAGTTGCTCTAGCTAAACTTGAAAGCCAGTTCAATGCTGTATTCCAGGGACAGGATTTCGCTCCTGTTCGTCAACAGATTCTTGATGTGGCCCAGGATACTGGTCTTGCTGCTGACGAGATTGCCAACCTACAAATTCAGATTACTGGTGCGTTCTCTGGTAAGGATACCAAGGGTAAGCAGATTTCGATTGGTGGAGATTCTGGACAGGTTCTAGTTGAAAAGCAAGTTGCTTCTGCTGCCAAGCTAGCCCAGACAGTAGGTCTACCTCTTGCAGAAATCACTGACGGTTTAACTGCTGCTTCTCTAGCCTTTGATACTAGCTTTGAGAAGATTGGTGACGTTGCCCTAGCGATTGAACAAGAGTCTGGTGTGCTTGCTAAGGAAACAATTTCCTTCATCGGTGACATCGCTCCTGTAGCCCAGGAGGCCGGATATTCTCTAGAAGAATTTGCTTCTATCGCTGCGGTTGCTCAGCAGAGATCGGGTCGTTCTGGTACTGCCCTAGCTGAGTCATTCGGTCGTGTGATCCCAGCCATTACAGAACAGAAAGACAAGCTATTAGAATTAGCTTCCATCGCTCCATCTCTTGGAGGCGATGAGTTTGTTGATGCTATCCGTAGCTCTGATCCAAAGGCCATCCTTGACGCTATCGGTAGATCATATGCAGGACTAAACAAAGAAGCCCAGCAAACAATCATCACCCTACTAGGTGGTCGTCGTGAGGCTCAGGCTCTTATCCCTGCTCTAGCTAACCAGGGTCTAACAGACAGACTAGAAGACGTTGCGAAGAACAGTGCCGGAACTCTAGATGAGCGTTTCCAGAAGATCAAGACAACGATCACCAACACTCTACAGCGTATCACTGAGCTTGTTCGTCAGGTTGGTGTCGAGCTTCTAGAGGCTGGTTTCGCCGATGCATTCTTGAATGCTCTTAAGGGAGCCAAGCTGTTCCTTAACATCCTTACTCCTGTTGCGAAGATCATCTCAACAATCAATGACGCATTTGGCGGGCTTCCTGTTCAGATCCTACTAGGTGTTGCTGCTCTTAAGGTAATGCAGGCTCTTCTTACAAAGACTGCTGCCGATGGAACTACTTCACTTATCGGTGGTAGAGTTACAAACTCTATCTTTGGTCCACAAGGATTGCTACAGAACGCTACTGCCGGATACAGCGGTGGATTCAAGAATAACTTCCGTCAAGGAGTATTACAGTCTAGAGGAATCTCCCCAACTTCTGCCGCAGGGCAGAGCTTAAGAACATCTTCTCTTCTTGGCTCTGCTGGTCTTGGTGGTGGGATCAAAGCCACTGGCCGTGGCGCTCTTTCTGCTATTGGTGGTGGTTCAGTCGCTCTAGGTGCTAGCTTCGTGGGTATTACTGCTCTTGCCGCCCTATATGGCAAGGTGAATTCTGAGATTGATAAGTCTGAAGCGCAACTACAAGAACTTCGTGACGAAATTGAGCAGGGTAATGAAAACATTGATCTGGAAGATGTAGATCTACGCAGTGATAGAATTGCAGATCTTACAGCAAGAGCGGAATCTGAAAGTAAAAGAGTTGAAGAATGGTATGAGGGCTGGAATGGATTCCTGATCCAGCTTGGCGTTGTGCAAAGTAAGGCTGAGATTCTAGCAACTGAAGCACAGGTGCTGGAGAACTTCGATACTAAGACTAATGAATTTTTCCAGTATGCAGATACCACAACACTAAAGGCCACTAGTGAATTAGTAAGACCAAAACTTGGAAGACCAACTGGAAACTTCAGAGATGCAATAACTGGATCTGGTGGTATCTTTGGAAGTGAAGGAACTAAAAAGTTCGTTTACGATAAAGAGGGAGAGATACGTCGGGACACGAGTGAAACTGGGGCTGAAGCTAACCAGATTAAGCTTAAAGAAGATGAACAGCGTTTTATTGAAGAATCAGCTCGTTTAGCTGGAGTTAAAGTTCCAGAACTTGATCCAAGAATTGTATCTCTATTACTCGACCCCGGTAATAACCCAGGTGAATTAATCAAAGAAGCTGCTGAGGGGAATGGTAAATATGCAGAGTATGGAGAGAAATTCGTTGAGCAGGCAGGTGTAGTAAGAAAAGCATTTGCTGACGCTGGGTATAGCGATAAGGAAATTGCTAACTTTATTGAGTCAGCTAAAGGAACTGACCTTAGCCCAATTGAGGCTAATGCTCTTAATCTTGAACAAATCAAGGCAGCATTTGACGTGGGCGTTATCTCCTTCGATGAGTATGCAAGAAGACTACGAGAGAAACTAGATCAGCGTAGACAGATTCTAGCTTCTGGGGATCAGACCGAGGCTTCAGAACTTGAAATGCTTCAGGTGGCTCAGCAAGAAGCTGAACTAAACAAGCAACTCTCTGAATCTGTTCTTGCTGGTCAGGAACGACTACAGGCTATTGACGATGCATATGGAACTGGACAGAACAATACTGATGCCAGAACCCTTATGGTCAACCTTGATAACCTTAACAACCCTAACTTCCAAGATAAAGATCTAAGATTACAAGCTGCTCTTAATGTTATTGAAGCGCAGAAGAGAATTGATATTGACCTTGCTTTGGCGACTGGGAGTATTGATGAGGTGCTTAAGGTCCTTAACGAGGGAAGCAAAGTTAATGCTACTGCTAGATCCGTAATAGCCTTTAACCAACTAGAGCAAAGTCAAACATTCAAGGATGCTAGGGGCGAGCTAATAAAGGCATTCCGATACCTATTTGATTTAGATGTCACCAGCGCCGATATTGACAAGTTCTATCAAACAATCTTCACAGATGTTTTCGATGATGGTGCTCTAAATGCTGAGAACTCTGCGAACCTTCAGACCCGCCTAGATGATGTTATTGGTCAGATTAATGCTAAGGGATTTGATCCAGATTCTGACGCTGGTGAAGCTGCTCTTACAGCATTCGATTCTTTCATTCAGCTTCTTAACTTCTCAGGAGTCAGTAGAGAGAAACTTCTAGAGGCTCTAAAGAGAAATAGCCAGTATGCTAACATGACACCAGAACAGCTAAATGCTGAACTGGATGCAATACTAAGCGCACAAATTCTGCCAGACCCAGCGGCAGTAGCTAAGGCAAATAGAGATACTGCACTAGGTGATATCAATGATGCCTTCACTCCAAGTAGAACTAGCGCTGAAAGCAATTCTGTAGCTCAGGCAATCTATGCTAAGCAACAGGCTGATACTGAGCTAGCTTACTTAATGGACCCCAAGAATGGCGCTACACAAAAAGAAATCAATGACGCTATTCAGAAGCAACAAGAAGCAGAGAATGAGCTAGCTAACGCTTTCGCTAGTGCTGCCTCTTCAATGTATGATCTAACTGCTAGCAGACAGCGCATCGGCGGCGATCTAATCGGGGCTATCAACAGCGAGATTGCTGCACTTCAGACACAGATTGACGCTGCTGCGGCTGCTCAGGATTGGGTTGCTGTAAACAATCTTACTGCACAAAAAGAGCAGAAGATTGATGATCTAAGAAAGCAGTATATTGCAGAGGGTAATGCAATCTCTCAACTTAACGCTGGACTTGCCACTATCAATGGTGATCTAGTAGGTGCTGCTCTATTTGCTCTACAAGAAGCCGACAGAAATGTTGGTGCTGCCCGCTCTCCTGAAGAGAAGGCTTCTGCCCTTCTTGCTCAGGCACAGGCACGGGATAATCTAAGAAAGCAACAACTAGAAGATCAACTTGCTCCTTACAGCGTGTTTGCTGCATACCTAGAAGGAGAGGGTGATAGTCTTAACGCTGCAATCACTCGTCAGAAGGAAGCTCAGATTCGTCTGGACAATGCCAAGGGACCACAGGAGCGTGCTGCTGCTGAGGTTGCGAAGCTTGCTGCCGACCAACAGGTACGTCAGGAGAGAGCAACAATTAGAGATGCTTCTTACGCTCTGTTCTCTTCAGAAATCGCAGGTAACGATCCTGTTGCCCAGGCAAAGGTTGCTGAAGCTCTAGCTAGACAGCAATTGAAAGATGCTCGTGGTGTAGTCGAAAAGGCTAACGCACAGGTCAACCTAAATAACGCTCAAAAGGCATTGAACGATGCCATGAACGAAGCTAGATACTCAGTCTACAACCTACGCCAAGCTGAACTACAAGCTATGGATGATGACGTAGGCGCTGCCCAACTTGCTGCTGAACTAGCAAGAATCCAGCTTAACGACGCCATCAAGGCTGGTGCAGGAACCGCTGCAATCAACCAGTTAAGAGGTCAGGTTATCACAGCCGACAAGGCTGCTCGTGATATGGTAATCAACGAGAAGCTAGATGAATACAAGTGGCTACTTGACATGGGACAGATCACTCAGTCTCAATACATCAAGTATCTAGAGTCACTACAGTCAACTCTAGCTCCTGGCTCTAAGCAATTCAAGGATCTAGCTCTTACCATCAAGCAACTTAAAGATGGTATCTCTGGCGACCTTCAGGCCAATCTTCCAACTTCATTGAGACTTCCGACGTTATATGAAGTAAGAAGATTCGATCAGACTGGTGCTTCTTCTGGTGGCGCAACTGCTGGAATAGGTTATCAGGACAATCGACAGGTAAGTATCCAGATCGAAGTGAACAACGCAGATCAAGATACTCAAGGCATCGTGCTTCAGACTATCGAAGATGCACTTGGTACTGGACGAAACGGATACGGAGCGAGAAGATATGGCTAGAACACCGTGGCGCTTTATTGACCCAATCACGACTGAAGAATATGCATGGCCGGTTAATCCTCGTGAGGATTCCGGCTCGCATACTATCACTCGTTCTACTAACTATGCTTCTGTTGCTGCACAGCGTAGAACTTCTGCAAATGTTGACACTATAGATATGGTCATTCATCAAAAGAATATGGAACAACAGACCTTTAGTTATACTGGTTATGTATATAATCAACAGCAGTATGATGCTCTAGAATCTTGGGCATCAAAGGATTATGCCGTTGAATTATATGACGACCTTGGTAGAGGGTTCCTTATCTACACAACAGATATAAGTTTTTCGAGGGTTCGTTCTAATATGAATCCATATAAACACAATTATAGTTTTAATGGAATTATTTTAGAGAGAATTGTTTAAAGGAGTTTATTATGGCATGGCCACCTACAGGATATCCATTTACAGACGGCGTTAAAGACGTTGACGCTGCTGACGTTAATGATGTTATTGCTCAGCTAGTATTGCACTTGGCTGATGCTTCTAGTGTGCATGGCATTACTGATACTGGTAATCTTGTTACTTTTTCTGGCGGTGGAGATTTGGAAGAACTAGCTGAAGACATTGTTGCTGCTATGTTCTCTTCAGGAACGCACACAGGGCTGTCTATTGCTTACAATGACACTACTGGGGCACTGAGCTTAACCGTTACCGGGACAGGCGCTACAGGTCCACAGGGGCCACCTGGGGCTACTGGTCCACAAGGCTTCACTGGTTCTCCCGGCGCTAGTGTTCAAGGTGCTACTGGTGCTGGTGTAACAGGCGCAACAGGACCTATTGGTAATACTGGTGTACACGGATTTACTGGACCTACTGGTGAAACCGGTCCTCAGGGTGTAACTGGTGCTACGGGCGCTCCCGGTAGTCCCGGTGGTGCTTCTGGTCCAACCGGCCCAACTGGTGTCCAAGGCGCCACTGGCGCTCAAGGTGCGACTGGTACAGCAGGTACAGATGGTGCTACCGGTGCTACTGGACCGATTACTGATCTAACTCCTTCGGACGCTTGGTCTGGCTCAAGCGTATCGTACAATGTTGGCGATGTTGTTATGTATATTTCGGTTTCGCCACCGTTTACTATTAGCACTTGGTATTGCTACAACGCTCATACTTCTAGTGGAACGAACTTCCCAACTATAAGTGGTGACGGTGCAGCCTATTGGACAGCTTTATCTACACACGCTCCCGGCGCTACAGGTGCCACAGGGCCTGTAGGTGCTTCGGGTTCACCCGGCGGCGCAACAGGACCAACGGGTCCAGTCGGTGCTACAGGTTCTCCTGGTGGCGCTACCGGGGCTACAGGACCCGGTGGTGGAGCTGCTGGCTTTGTCTACAACTCAGCTCTAACTCCTAGTGACAATGTCTTTGATGATTGGTCCACTTTAATGACTGCAATCTCAACTATCGAGAACCCAGTTGAAATCTTTATTCAGCAAGCAGAGGTTATTCCATCAGGTACTTGGGATCTTACTAATGTAACTATCACTGGTATGTTTGATTTCACAGGCACTCCCGCAACAACAGCTTTGCTGTGTGAAGATGGAGCGGTTATCACAGGAAACCACATTACTCTTCGTAATATGACTTTACAAACAGAGTCAACAGACTATGTTTATGTTGTCAGTGGCTATGCCTACTGGTACCTAGACGGGGCAACAATCCAGTCTTCTGGTGATCCTTTCTTCCATGTCCCACTAGCAGATATTCTAGTAGTAAATGTAGATAGACTATATAGCGATACCGCAGGTTTTAAGTCTGAGGGATCATTCAACCAACCTGTTCTTGAAATTAATGGAACAGCAGGATTTAACTTGGGTGATAAGACTATCATTGACACCGATACTGTGATTGGTGATGGCTTCTTAGCAATAATTTGTTCAGAAACAGGCACAGCTTCGTTGGGGGAGCAAAATACTTACACCGGAACCTTTGACTTCGATGCACATGAATCAAACCCAGGCATGTCTCAGTTCATTACTAAAGATATGTTGAGAGTTACATATCCACTAACAACTAACAACATTGAAACCGCAGCAGGTACAGATGCTGTGCTTACGGTTACGGGTTCTCAAGCCGCAGGTAAGGTCACTATTCTGGCTGGTACTGCTTCTCTTTCTGCTGGACTACAGGCTTCGATTACTCAGGCTAACTGGTTCCAATGGGGGCCACAGATGGTAGATACATTTACAGACGTGGATATTGCTGTAACATTAACTCCTGCTAACGCAGCGGCAGCAGACTTTTCCGGCGTATACGTCACAACAACTGCTGGGTGGATGGAGATCAGAACTACAGCAGCATTCACAGCGGAAGAAACTTATGAATGGTATTACCAAGTAATTGATAGTAGCGGCTGGGTGTAAACATGCCGTTAACATCTAGTCAAGTTGGAGATATCAATAAAGCATATATTCTTGATGATTTTATTACATCAAATGGATCTGCAACTCCCAACAACATGTATAATAGATTTCCAGACTACTTTAGACGAGATCCCGCATTCTATATAGACAACACAACGTATGACCCTAGATACAATAACTATAATATTGGAAATCTCTTTGTAGATAGCGGAAACTTAGGTTGGGTAACAAATACCACGACTCCCACCGACTATCAGATTGTTACATTTGGAAGTTCTCCATCCTTTGGAGCTAACTATCTTCAGGTGAATGAAGCGCAGCGAGGCGAGCTTTCTACATCCTATGGTGGAAATATCATTTGGAAAATGTTAGATTTAACTGTTGATCTTTCCTATGCAACTGGATTCACTAAAATTATACCACTTATGGCCAATACAAGAGAGAGTATCCAAGCTACAGATAGAGATAACCCCGGATGGAGAGCACAGATAGAGGGTGGTGGTGCTTTGATAGAAGTTATGCCGGGTAGCGGTTTAGAGTGGACTGGACTGCATGCTCAGTTTACAGCGGGCCTTATCATTAATAACTCTAATCCACTTATAGAAGAATTTCTGAGTACCATGTTTGGTTACGTGCCTAAAAATTTAATAAGTATAAGTTGTACGGGACAAGAAGCAACAGGTGTTGGTGATTTACCAGAAAATGCTGTTGGAGGCGTAACCTATTGGGCTAATAGTAGAATTATTCCTATAGATTCTGAAGTTGTAAGCATATATGTTGAAGCTACCACTCACAAAGCTAGCGGTGTTCAGTATGAAATTCTAGTCAATGGCTCTCCAGCAAATAATGTTCAGGTGCCATGGGATCTTGTGTTACAAAATGTTGGTGAACTACCTCCCGATGCGAAGATCAGGAAATCCATAGCCACACCCAATAGACTGTCTATTAGAAACCGTAGATTTGAATATAATTGGTATGATAATGATATTTCTTATACCTTGTTAAGTCCAGCCTATGCAGAAACAATCTATCATAAGGCTGGGATCGGTATAGGTTCAGATGCTGGATTTTACAATGGAAATACAGGTTGGAAAGTAGGAGCAATCTAATGGCTAAATATGGAACATTCAAATATGGCGACGGTACTCTCTACGGTGACGGAGAGGCTGTTTTTCCTATTCCCGGTTTAACTAGGGTGCCTTGGATATTAAAGGATCTTGCAGGGAACGACGAATATGAATTCGCTGTTAATCCCTTAGATGCTGATGTGCCTGTGGCTAAGAAGTCTGTCTCTACAAATTATACGTCAGCGGGGTTAGCTATTAACTGGGAAGGTCGAGAGCAACCTCAAACAATGACATTCTCTGGCACCATTCTTACCGAAGAGCATTATGAGATTATGATTGAGTGGGTGAATAAATCTACTCAGGTTAATATTTCTGATGACCTTGATAGAAAGTATTGGGTGCTATTGACTTCTTTTTCTCCTAAAAGAGTTTATGTTCCAGAGTATCCTTGGAGGCACGAATATACCGCCGAGGCAACAATTCTATCTTGGAACTAGCATCTCATAACTAGTCGTAATATAGAATAGGATGCAAAGGAAATAGGAGAAAAATGAGATTTACCCCAAGTATTTTTGATGGTGCAAAATCTAGAAACTTTATTGGTAATAATGCCAATCATGGACGTGTGACTGTAGATCCTTACTGGCAGCTAAAAACAACGCCCCCAGTTTACGGTTCTTCTTATCGTGGACCCTTCCGTTATTATACTGATGGCGCTCCTATTGAATATGAAGTTCCTTCTATTAAGACTATCTCTTGGAATAGATCGAACACGCAGGATCTAGCTTCTTGTAATATCTCCATGTATAATACTTGGCACAATCTGAATGAAGAAGAACAGGAGTTAGCTGGTCAGCTTGGTAAGCCCGGTTACTTCTGGCCTAAGCGTGGTCAGGGAGACTCTGCTATCACTTGGGAGCAATCCCCAGGTAAAGGAGCGTATACTAAAGATGGTGTATGGGATGCAAACTTTTCTTGGGAGAATGTTTTAGTTGAAGATGTTATCATAAGAACTTATGAAGGCCGTGGTGGGAAACCAACCCCAGGAAACTTCAAGTCTATTCAGGACAATATTGATGATGATGAGCTATTAATTACTGGTGTGTGGATTGTCAACTCGGTAACTGCTGGGTCAGATGGTACGCTCACTTTGAATTGTACTGATATTGGTCGAATCCTTATCGACCAGATGGTATTTCCTCCCGTGATTCCTGGTACTGTATATCCTCTAGAGTATTATCCACCCGGTAAATCTGCTTTCGATTCTCCTTGGGGTCCAAAGTTGAAGAAGGCTGAAATCTATATACCTGAAAGTAGTGGTATTATAGACAACATTTCCCCCGCTAAGAAGGGTGAAGTTTGGATTCGTGGGTTTAACTCATCAGCAGATGCTGACACAACGGTTAATTCTATCCACCCTATCTCTCATGCTGTAGATGGTGATTGGGACACCTACGCTATGTCAGAGGCTTACGAGACTATGACAGGTGGTAAGCCGTACTTTGAATTCCTACCCGGTTCCGATCCAGAATTTGGTTCTGGTATTAACTCTCTAAAGGTCAAAACATGGGGTGGTGGATACACTGTATACATTTCTATTGCTGAAGATCCTGACCCAGATAATCCTTCTAGCACTTCCGTTTGGAAAGGCGCAGAGAATATTCCTGGCGGTGGCATCAAGTATGTGAAGAAAGCAGTCATTCCGTTATACCTACCTGATGGCATGGAAGAACCTATGGACATTGATCTGTCTGATGTTGTTTGGGTGGATGATGATGGTGACGAGATTGACGATCCATTTGAGCGTTTCTCACCTAACACATACTATGCTCACAAGGTTCGTTTGACCTTTGAGAATCTACAATATTCTCACATCCCTGATGGCACAGCACGTTACCGTTGTGGTATTCGTGATCTTGTGTTCTTCAGAGATGGAGCAAACCTTAATGGTTACTCTCCCGATTTCGCTGCGCTACCTTGGACATTTGCTTTAGAACAGCATCCTACTCGTGGTTATTGGGTTATCGACACGGTGGGTCGTGTTCATGGCTTCGGTGACGCTTCTGATTATGACTGGAATCGCTTCGGTGACGTTCCTATCCAAAGTTATGAACCAAATAATCGTGCTGTAGGTATTGCTGCTCATCCTTCTGGTGAAGGATATTGGGTGGTAGATTGGATTGGTCGTGTGTGGGCTTATGGCGCTGCTGCCGAAGGGGCAACTGCTGTACCAACAACTTCTCGTTATAATTTTGGGGAATACAAAATCCCAGATCCATACGTTGGACAGAACCAACAGGGTAAAGTGCAGGTAAGAGGTATAGCTGCAACTCATACAGGAGATGGCTATTGGGTTATCTATTCTAATGGAGTTATCCGTGGCTTCGGCGACGCTGCTCCTAACTATGCTACCATCCCCGCTAATGATGTTGCTACGTTCATGGATTGGTTCCTAGAAGAGAACTATACTACAGGTAGATATGTTCCATACAGCATTGGTCTTAAAGCTACTGCTATTGCCTCTCATCCTAAGAAGATGGGCTTCTGGGTGACTGATGGTTCTGGACAAGTTTGGGCCTTTGGTGATGTTACAACAAAGGGACAGCTAAAGAATAGAACATATCTAAGTTCAAAGATTGCTGGCACGTTCAAGCTTCAAAACTTAGAATGGGCAACCAGTATTGAATCAACTCCTTCAGGAGATGGTTACTGGATCGGATTTGGTTCTGGTCGTGTAGCCTCTTTTGGTGATGCTAAAAAACTTGGTAAGAATCCATATGTGTTTGATGCCATTAGAGCAGACTCCCCAGAGAATGTTATCTTCGATGATGCAGATAACTTTGATCCTAGCTTCTTCCGTGACGTTATGTGGGGACTCGCTCGCGATCCTTCAGGCGACGGCTTCTGGGTTCTGAAAGCTTCGGGTGAGGTAGTGCCTTATCAAGCTGACTTCTGGGGAGCTCCTGGCTACGATGGATTAACGGGTATCAAATGGCATGATGGAAACTTTAATGGTGACTATAAAAATATTGTAGCCGATATCCTGCGCTGGGGTGGCTGGACGTTCTATGACCCAGATCTTCTAGACACAGAAGAACCAGGTGTTTTTGGTAACCTTGAATCTACTGGCATCATAACTGACACTATTATTAGTAGCGATAAGTTCGACAAGAAGACTCTAATAGATGTTATTAAAGAGCTTGCTGAAGTTGTTGGTTACGAGTTTAGGATTGATGAAAGTGGTGCTGCTATCTTCGCTAGTCCAAACTGGTGGAAGGCTGGTAATTTTGACGAGAATGGTATTGAAATCTACGTTGATGAGACAACTGGTGTACGTGTAGAAGAGGGAGATGTTGGGGCCATTCCTTTTATCCCAATTCTGCACGAAGAAGAAGATCTTATGGGTTACTCTGTGACTCTATCATCTACTGACAAGCGTTCTGAAATAATTATTGGTACAGATATACCAGATCCTAAAGACCCATCTAGAACCGGTTACATTATTCACACTCCACCACATTCTCTTGAAACTGTAGCTGGTGGAGTTAACACCATGCGTGGAATTGAGCGTACAGCGATTTGGATTTCCCAACTATTTGAGAATGAACAAGAGCGTAAGCTAATGGCTGAGCTTATCGGCCTTCATTCTTGGTTCGCTTCCAGAAGCGGTAATGTTACCGTTGTGGGTAACCCCGCCATCTCAGTTAATGACCAAGTAAGACTTGTCGAGAGAAACACATCTGAAACATTCATTCATTTAGTCAACTCTATTGACTCTAATCTAGATAATGATACTGGTGTTTATACTATGAGCATTGGAACTCACTGGATGGGTAGTGCTGATAACTGGGTTATCAAGACAGAGGATGAACCATCTGAATATGTTTACACTGTGATTTCAGATAACCTTAACTCTTGGCAAGCCAAAACTAACAGAGGTCTGACAGGTGGTGGTGGTCAGGATGAGTCTTTGATAACTGCATCTGGTTCATTCGATAATAGCGTGACTGAAATCACTGCCATACCAGAGATGATTGTTCTCGGTGACTCGCTATCATATCTTGACTCTACTCTGAATGGTTTAACTGGGGATAGATGGCCTAACCTTCTTGAAGATTCTGGAACTGTTGTTACGGTTAAGAACGGTGCCATGTCTGGTTACACAACGCAAGACCTTGTAGATGATCCAATTGTAGATCCAGAATCTACAGACGCACTTGTAATCTTCATTGGCGCTAATGACCAGAATACATCTTTGTCTGGCGTATCTGTAAATGACTTCTCACAGAATCTTTTGACCTTGTTAGACTCTTACCCTGCCGGTAGACAGCTTATTGTATTCCCTTGGCCGTGGACTGGCTATCCTTCGGGAGAGACTGACCCCGCTCCAACAGAAATCGAATATGATTCCTATGCTCAGGCTGCGAAAGAAGCGGCTGCATCACGGAACATTAGATTCTTACATATGGGAGATGTTGTTGATACTCTTATGAGTAATACAGATGCAACAAACTTCGATGATTACATTGTCGATGAGATCCATCCATCTGCTTTGGGTCACCAACTCCTAGCTGATTATATTGCTAGTTCATTACACATCTCTTATGGAGATGTTTCTAACTGGTCATTCAGTGGCACCTTCAGAACTGTTGGAATTATCAACAATACTAGAATCAAGGTAGATGTTATGTCTAATCTTGGTGAGAATGTATTCATAGAAATCTTCTCTGGCTCTGATGTTATTTTTGCTGAACAGCTTAATGCTCATGGTCAAGTTTTGACAATCGGAACTCTAGGAAACGCTGGTATGGAAGAATATACATATACCATTACAGGCACTCCAACTAATAGAGGAATGGGTAGATTAAGATTAGCTTTCGTTGGCGACGGAACAGTTGTCTCAACTGTTGACGATACGATAGTCTTCCTTGATGTTGATCTTGCGGAGCCAGAAGAGGTAACCACAATTCCAGAGCCTAGCGATCCTGATTTTGAGATTGTCCCAGGCGCAGACGTGCTGTTCGGTTGGTCAGCTAGCTCAACTAATCTTATCTCTCAGCGAATCGCAAATGGTTATTCCGAACCAGAGATTTGGAGACACTTCATTGGTGACATTCCACAAGTAAGTACAATGGCTGTAGGTGGTGGCCCCTGGGCACCGGAACTACCAGTGCATCTAAGTTTCAAGCCAAATATTTCTGGTTCAGTTTCTCTGTGGTCTACCGCTTTGGAAAACTATCTTCGTAAAGGTAAGGTAGCTGGTCAGGTTACATATGTGACTGTATGGCACGAACCGGAAAATGATCTTGATGAATCTTGGATGGCTTCTGCCTCTAACTTCCGTCGAGCTTTAAACGAGGTTACTAGAATCTGTAGAAAGCTTACAGCGGAAGGTGTAGGTAAGTTCTATAGCGCTCCTGTTATGATGACATATACATTGAATCCTAGCAGTGGTAGAGATATTGAAGATTGGCTAGACTTAAGTTTGGTCGATTACGATATCATCGCTTGGGACCCCTACCCTAATGATCATGGATATATCCACGCTATCAATGCTACTGTCGATATGGACGCAACAACTCATGCCGACAACATTGTTGCCGCTATGGAATACTCCGACTCTGTTGGTAAACCTTGGTCAATTGCCGAGATGGGTACTGCACGTTTCCATTCAGAGATGGGTTCACTAGGAGTTTCATCTTACACTTCAACTGACCGTGCAAATTACATGGTGGAATTCGCTAACTTCGTAAGCGGTCTAAGTAGCCCACCAGTTTATGTATGCTTGTTTACATTCGGTGAATGTAACATAGACGAAGACCCAGAGAAAACTGCTATGAACGCTATAATCGCAGGATAGGAGGAAGTATGAGAAGTATAGAAGAATTTCGTAGACTAAACAGATCACTAGAGATTCGTAGAAATGATCTACAGTCTACTGCTGCTGATGTCACCGTATGTACCACTAGAATTAAGATCAATAACGCTGGTGAAGCCTACGCTGACTTCATGTTTCCATGTAGATATGCTCAACTACCCAGTATTAACTTCGGTTTTGAGATGCAATCTACACCTGCGACTGGTAAGATGCCAGTGTTTGCTGGTTCAGTTGATGAATGGTATGCATCAGAAAGACTCCCAAGTTCAAGACTCTACAAAGGAGCGAGACTTCTTATCTCTTCTGAGTCAACAGAGACTATCAGCTTTATTGTTGTTGCTACTGCTACCGGCATAGCCTTCAGCGGCCCAATGGAAAGAGACTAAAATGACAAGATATATAGCTACAGAAGTAGAGAACCCTATTCAGTCAAATAAAAGAGATCCTAGAGCGGCTGTTATTCCTCCATTTTCTTTCGTTGGAGAGTTAGAGATTGGTGTTTCTGGTTACTGGTATCCCACTTCTACAATGGAGCTTCAGAGAGCTTCTATCTCTGCTAGCGGCGCTGGAACTGCAACTGCTGTTATTAGTATTCTCAAACAGGAACCTCTTGTACCCGACCCATTTGTGTTAGGTACGATTAGTCTAGCGGCTACTCAAACTAAAAGAGTTTTCTGGATGAATAATGTTGTGGTTACTCCATATGATAAAATATTTATCATGAGTGCCGTTGATTCTGGACACACAGGTTTCGTTGTTCAGCTAACTGGTGTATTAATGTCTTGATTTTGTGACAGGGTTGTGCTATAATAGACGTATGGAGATAAAACAAAAGCTTGCCAAAAGATTAAAGAATGCAACAGAGGCAGATATTGATCTGATTGTGAACATCATCAACAAGTATGATCTTGATGTTTCAGTTAGGAATTTTGATAATCATGGTCTGTTTTTCCTTGACGGTTCTAGCACTGTGAGGGTCATGAACGGTCAGTTGAGAGACAGATCTGTTCACATCAAGCATCCTTACTCGGATATAGTTATAGTTTACTCTGATGGCCTTTTGGCAGGGTGGACTACTCGTGACAAGTTAGACGATCTAGAAGATAGAGTCTCTATTGATATTAAAAGCTTAAACCCCATGCCTGATTCTTTCTCATTTAAACAAACATGCGCTCACTTATCTGAGCATGGTGGTTTTTATGATGGAGAGTTTTGGGAGTGTGCGGGTTGTCAACAAAGATTGGTATTTAATGATAAGGTGTAAAGAGTGAAAGAGTTCCCAATATTGATGAAGTTCTTAAGAGAAAGATCTGATGTATCTGCACGTCATCTATCCTCTGCTTCTGACCTATCTCTATCATATATCTCCAAGATGGAGAAGGGGCAGGTAATGCCTACTGTAGAAGTCTTTGCTAAGATAGTGAGAAACCTAGACATTAGCGATGCAGAAATAATATACTTAATTAAGAATCTAGCAGAGGGAGAAGCTAATTAAATTTTCATCTTCACAATTGAAGACTTGGATGGACTGTAGCCTACAGGCAAAGTTCGGATATATAGATAAGATACCACAATCTTCTGGTTCTGCCGCGGTATATGGCTCTGCGGTTCACGAGGCTATTGACTCATACCACAAAGGTAAGACTTTAGATGAGGCAGTAGAGGTATTCAGAGATTACATGAATAACAATGAGCCAGACTACTGGAATAGAATGACTTCTTTCACTAGCTACATGGACCAGGGACCAAAGATGATAGCTGACTACATTGATCAGCGTAAGTGGTCCACTACAGATGTTGTAGCCTCTGAATTTAGATTCATGGTTCCCTTTGGCGAGCATCAAATCTCTGGGATCGTAGATATTCTAGAGCTGAGTCACGATCATTCCCTTATGAAGATCGTAGACTTAAAGACTGGTAAGCGTCCTATCATGGATGCCTTACATTTGAATATCCAGTTCTGTGTTGATCCTAGTACGGAAATTTTAACTAGAAGAGGTTGGAAAACTTACAATGAATTAACTATAGGCGAAGAAGTTTTAACTATTAATCATGAGACGGGTGAAGGAGAATGGCAACCGTTAATAGATGTACATACATTTGATGCAGTAAACCAAGAATTAGTTTCTTTTGAGGGTTATGGACATTCTTCTCTTACAACTAAAAACCATCGTTGGCCCGTAATTCACACTATCTCAAGTAAAAAAGGTTGGCGTAAGGAAAAGAGGTTTAAAGAGTCTGATGAATTGTATTGTGATGATAGGATTATTGGTTCTGCTTTAGTAAAAAATTTGCCCTTTGACTCACTCTACTCGGATGAGCTTGTGGAACTTCTGGCATGGATTTGGACAGAAGGAAATCTACGTCAAGATGGAACATTCTGTTTCTCTCAATCTGAGACTGTCAATCTAGAGAATGTATTAAGGATAAGACAATTACTAGAAAAGATTTATGGTCCAGAATCTGAATCATTGAGAGGTAAAATTTATTCTACATGGAGAGAATCCAAAGATTCTGATTGTAGTCGATTTTATCTTAATAAGTCAGCTTCAGAAGATTTATATAAATACTTTTACAATATGAAATTAAAAATTATTGATTATAATTTTATAAACTCCTTAACCTTTAAACAGTTGCATTTATTTATTGATACATCAATATTAGCAGATGGAAGTGAGCAGAATTATAGAGTTATAACTCAAAAAGAAAAGGCTAGACTAGATGTACTTCAAATGGCTTGTTCACTTGTTGGTATTAGAACATCTTTAACTAAGGAGAATATTAAAAGTAATGGAGATTATAATGGATGGGAATTTTGGAGACTTTCTTTAAAGGAAAAAGATAACTTATATGTTCCTTCTAAAAAGAAAAAACAGTATGTGAATTATACTGGCATTGTTTGGTGCCCAAGGACTCAGAATCAGACTTGGTATGCCAGAAGAAATGGCCAAGTTTATTTTACTGGCAATACTATTTATGAGTGGGCTTCACATCAGAAGGAATTCTGGTGCGGACACCCAGACGAACCAGAGAAATACGCTGGCTTTGAGAATGGTGAAGAATTATATGAACACTACAAAAGCATTGAGCGTAAAGCTTATTGGTATGACCTGAAGAAGCAGGAAGAAATCTATGTTGGTCCTCGTTCTATGAAGGACTATGCTAGGTTATATAGAGTCTGTGAGCAGGTTGCTCGTGCGGTTGAGCATGAGGTATTCGTGCCAGCAATCAATGAGAACACTTGTGTATGGTGCCCCTATCAGGATATCTGTCCTATGTATTTTGAAGCTGATGAGTAGAAAACAGATCAACATACAACTGAATATGCGTCCTAAGAACATTCACGTTTCAAATGGAAATTACGAAGTGAATATATTTTTGGAAGAAGAACTTGCAATTACTCTTCCGGTGTGCTATAATAGTTATGTAGAGGCGGAACTTGCCGCCAGAGAATTTGTATTGGAGAAACTTAGAAGTGAGTGAAAGAGTAATCAAAAAAGAAGGAGCCGATCAATTCAGTCCTTACATTAGAGCACTGATTGTCGGAGATACAGGAAGTGGTAAAACATCTTACGCAACCACATTCCCAAACCCAACCTTTATTACTACAGGTAAAAACCTAACGACCCTAGCTAGAAATGAATCAAGCTATATCCAGATCGCAAATGAGAATGATCTGTTTAATGTGAAGGTTGCTCTAGACAAGGGCGAATTTACAACTGACACTCTAGTCATTGATATGGTTGAAGACCTACAAGATATTCTTTTCAAGCAGAGATTTGCTGCTGAGAAACGTGATCCCTGGAACGTCAAAAACGAAGACTGGAACTGGCTTGGCGCTAAGATGAATGGAATATTTGAGTCACTTAGCGAGTTACCTGTCCACATCCTTTATCTATCCAGAACCAAAGACGTGGGTGGATATGATGGAGAGCAGTTAGTTGTTAAGCCTAGTGTCATCGGTAGCTTTGCTAACCAGATTTATAACTATGTAGACTACGCTCTGTTCCTAGAACGTCGTGGTCCAGTAGAACCAGAGAGTGAGTTCGAAGAGAAAACATTCCTCAGAACACGTCCATCAGTTAAGTACCCTTGGGTAAATGACAAGACAGATTCGCTACCTAATTTCTCTGAGTTCTATTTCTCAGAGTTCTTAAAGTCAAGAGAAATCTCCATCCAGAAATCGGATGAAAAAGTTCTGGAAGTTGATCTTCTAGAACCTGTAACAGATGCACCAAATAAGGATACGGAAGTACCCGGTATGTCTAAGCAGGACAAGATAGCAAAAATGCTAAAACAACAATGAGTCCACTGAGACTTTAAACAAACACAATAAGGAGAATAATGCCAGCATTAACAGTAAATAACACAGAGCCAACAGATTCCGCTACAGGATTCAAACAGAAGTCAAGTAATGACTTCCCCGCAATTCAGGAAGGTGTTTACGAGGCAGAGGTTGCTCGTATGCAGTACCGTAGTAAGGCAGAATTTGAGGCAGAGGGTAAAACTTGGCCTGCCTGGAAAAAGCACGATGCCGAAATCAACATTGGTTTTAGATTGATTGATCAGTCTATCACTAAGGGTTGGTTCTGGTTAGAAGCACCTTTCGCTGAACTCAACAGCCAGGAAGGAACAAAGCTTCGTATCGTTCTACAGGAACTAACTGGTTTCGACAAACTACCAGAGACATTTGTATTCGATACAGATGAGCTAGAAGAGTTTGTTGGTTTTGATTGCCGCCTACGCATCAATTACTACTTCCATAGCAAGACAGGTGAAGCCAAGAACAGCGTGAGAGAGGTTCTTCGCTCACTCAACGCTACAGGCTATACTGACGCATCAGATATCTTCTGATCCTTCTTTACCCATTGTTAGCTGTATTGTAATGATGGGATGCTGCTTCGGTGGCATCCCATCTAACATTTAGGAAGGATTACGTTGGATATCAGAGAGTATCTGGAAGAAAAAGAATGTAAAATAAGAGAAAGAGGCAGTGATCACATTTCCACACATTGTTTCTTTTGTGACGAAGACACAAACAAAGCGGGAAGACTATACATAAACGTAGATGAATCTAATGAAGAAAAGTATGGCGTCTTCTTCTGTTTCTTGTGCCAAGCTAAAGGTGGAATCAATACTATTAGAGAGCATTTCGGTGATGCTCCAATCAAGAACGACTATGTATTTACCTCCAATCCAATTGTTGAGGTAGCCGCTAGATACTATCAGGACAAATTACTAGAGAACCCAGAAGCCCATCTTCTTAGGATGAGAGGCAATAGCAGTAGCTTTAAGACCAATGCTGTATGGAACATATCTACCTGTAGTATAGTTCTCTTCTAGGAACCAATCCATGAACGTAGCAA